TAGGCGAGGATGGTAGCTATGTAGTCTATGCTTATGCGATGGATAACGCAGGAAATCAGAGCGATTATATCTGTACCGAAGGACTGGTACAGGATGCGAGCGCTCCTGTCGTGACAGTAACTGAGCCGAAGAAAGAAGACGGTACCCTGAAGGATACAGAGGCGATACTCAAGGTTAATTTAAGCGAGGATGCAACGCTGATGTGGTTCTTTGTATCCGAAGGAGTATTTGACGGGGTTACTGACTACACCTACGACGACTGCAAAAGAGATATTGAAAATTATATGAAAGGTGAGCCAAAGTACCCACAGTTCGCTGTCGAAAACGATGGAAAATGGGCGCCCCGCAATGGGTGGAATTTTAAACCGGACGAAAATCTTTATTGTGGACAATGGGAAGTTCGTAAGGAGGGACTTAAGGAGAGTAATGCTAACCAAAACTTTGTTGCGAGTTGGACACCTGCAATCTTCAAAACGACAGGAACAAAAGGTGATAATAAAATTGAAATAGGTAATTTTGGAAAGCCGGACGTTTATTTTCCATTGTATCCAAGTAAGAAAACTGCAGTCTGGATAGCAGCCATTGACAAGGCAGGCAATATAACGGCATTAACGGAGCCTGCTATTGAATTTACCACTGCAAAGCCGACTCCGTATGTAAAGACTGCACCGGTTCTTTCCGGTACTTATGGTAATACGGTATCTGCCATGTTTGAAAAGGCAGATATGACAAAGGCAGTTGTGACAGCAGGACTAAACAGTGACACGAAGGTTGAGGGTACATGGACTCTGGCAGCTGAGGATGCAGATAAGCTTCCAACAGTCGGCACAAGTGAGAAATACTCGCTTGTCTTTACACCGACAGGAAGTGATGCAGATACTTATGATTCTGTGACCTGTGAAGTGACACCGGAAGTTTCCAAGAAGCAGATTACCGTAGTGATTGCTGATAAAGAAAAATTCTATGGAGAGACAAACCCTGCACTTACATGGAGTCTTGCCTCAGGTGATGCCTACTTAGACAATGTTTTGGTAGCAGGTGATACCGAAGAAGCACTTGGTGTCAGCTTATCAACTACTGCGAAAGACAATTCAGATGTTGGAACCTATGCAATTACAGGCTCATCAGATAGTGCCAATTATGAAGTATCCTTTATTGGAAACGGTTCAGATGGCAAGAGTGGTATTCTGACAGTAAAACAGGCAGCAAATGGTTTTACTACAGAACTTAGCTGTTCTGATTATGCTTATGCGAAGGATAAGACACCAGAACCAAATGCAACAGCAAAATTCGGTACAGTAACTTATAAGTATGCAAAAGCCGATTCAGATGGTAATGCACCTGCAGCCGATTCCGCATATACAGATGCCATACCTGTAAATGCAGGAACCTATGCGGTAAAGGCTTATGTTGCAGAAACAGATAACTATGCAGGACTTACAAGTAATCCGGCCGTATTTACGATAGCAAAGGCAGCGAAAGCTCCAAACATGCCGGAAAATGCAATGGCTCCGGCGCACAGCACAAAGAAGGTTGACGATATTACGCTTCCGGATGGATGGAGCTGGCAGGAGGCAGATAGGGACACGGCACTTGCAGATGGTGTGGCAGTGACAGCGAATGCAATTTATACAGGAACTGACAAGGGCAACTACGAGACAGAAAGTGTAAGCATTACGATTACAAGAAGCGAATGTGATCACACGCATACTGAAATACGGAATCAGCGGGAAGCGACCTGCAAAGAGGAGGGCTATACCGGAGATATTTACTGTAAGGATTGTGGTGAAAAACTTGTCACCGGCACAGCAACCGGGAAGAAACCGCATACGGTCGGAACACCGGCTACCTGCGTATCAAAAGCAGTATGCAGTGTTTGTGGTGAAACCTTTGGCGAAGTGGATGCCACGAACCATGTGCATACAACTGTGAAGAACCGTAAGGAAGCAACCTGCACGCAGACCGGATACACGGGAGATACCTATTGTACGGATTGTAATAAACTTCTGAGTACCGGAAAAGAGCTGGCGGCATTGGGACATGATTATAAAGCAACCGTAACAAAGCAGCCAACGACAACCGAGGAAGGAGTCAGAACCTACACCTGCACCAGATGCAACAGCAGCTACACAGAGAGTATTGCGAAGCTGCCGGAGGAACAGCACACTCATAACTATACGGGAAGCATTACGAAGGAAGCAACCTGTACAGAGGCAGGGGTAAGGACGTATACCTGTTCCTGTGGAGACAGCTATACGGAGAATATTCCGGCAACAGGACACAGCTATGTATCAAAAGTGACCAAGGCTGCAACGACAACGGAGGAAGGCATCATGACCTACACCTGCTCCAAGTGCGGACACAGTTACACACAGCCTATCGCTAAGATCAAGTCCGATGACAGCAGTAAGGATAACGGCAGTCAAAACCAGAAACCGCAGTCCGGCACAGGCAATGATAATCAGAATCAGAAGCCACAGCCCGATAGTACTTCAATTCAGCCATACATCAAGGACGACAGCGGCAAGGAAGGCTGGGATGTGATCAAGCCACAGCTTGAAGAAGCTAAGTCAGGCGATACAGTAACAGTTGTCATGAATGGAACGACTGTAGTACCGAAAGCTGTAATTGACAGTATCAAGGGCAAAGATACAACACTTGTTCTGGATATGGGAAATGGTCTTTCCTGGAAGATTTATGGAAAGGATATTACTGATGCAGCTGGAGATATTGATTTTGATGTGACAGTCGGAGCCGACGCCGGAAAATCCATTCCTGTGGATGTGATCAATAACGTGACCGGGGAACATTCTTCCTTGAATCTGACTCTTGCTTATGACGGAGAGTTTGGATTTGCAGCCACACTGACCGTCAACATGGAATCAAAGAATGCAGGACTGTATGCGAACCTGTTCTACTACAATGAACAGACCGGAGAACTGGAATTTATCAGCGCCGGACAGATTGATCCGGATGGAAATGTGGAACTTGTATTTACCCATGCATCAGATTACACGATTGTTGTTGATGCCAAGATTATGAGTGATAACGGTCAGGCAGACAACAAATCTGATGAAACCATTCCTGCACCTAAGACAGATGACAGCACTTCAAAATATGCATGGAATAATACGATAATCATTATTATAGGTATCTGTATTATACTGAATGTTTTTGGAGCTGTATTCTATGTAAGAAAAAAGAGTGGTTCTGAGGAAGAATAAGTATCTGACATAGTAATTGAATAAAAGTGGGAATGTGGGAGCGTACTGGCAAAGGGTGTAACAGTATAAACATGAAAAGCGGTGTATGTCTTGATGAAGAGACGTATGCCGCTTATTTGCGTCAAAAATGATAGAAAACTAAAAGAAAAAAAGAAAAAAGAAAAAAACTAAAGAAAAAAAGAAACTAAAAGAAAAAAGAAAAAAAACCTCAGTCTGGAATATTTTTTGTCGGTGAAACTTTTTGCGGGAATACAGCGTCAAAATCGTAGAATATATCAAAAGAATATGTGTTACAATAAATACCGAAAAATAATTGCATGCAGTTTTCAAAAGTGAGGAAAGGATATATGTCGGACAGAAAAAAAGAACAGGCGGTGGAGCGTGCCCTGACGGAAGGGTATGAGAAGTATTACCGTCTTGCTTATAGTTATGTACATAATGAAGCGGACGCGCTGGATATTGTACAGGAAGCAGCCTATAAAGCTATTTTAAAAAGTGACAGCCTGAAGGAGCCGCAATACGTGGAGACCTGGGTGTACCGGATCGTGATCAACGAGGCGTGCAGCTTCCTGCGCAGCCGGAAGGAGAGCGTGGATGTGGAGGAGATCCAGGCGGCAAGTGAAGATATCTATGAAAATATTGATTTAAAGCGCGCAATAGAAAATCTTGACCCAAAGGATCGTGCCATCGTAGTCCTACGATTTTTTGAGGACAGGCAGCTGGAGGAGATCGCGAAGATCCTGGATGAGAACCTGAGTACGGTAAAGAGCAGGCTGTACCGGGTGATGAAAAAACTGCGGCTGAACCTCGAGGGCAGCATGGGCTGAGCAATCCGTAGTCAAAGTCGTGGGATTTTGCCCCGACATCATATATAGGCAGGACATAAGACAGATACAGACAAAGAGATATAGGAAGATATAGGAAGAGATAACATGACCGGTCCGAACCGACCGGGCAGATGGAGAATAGATATGACAGAACAGGAACAGTTGAGACAATTAAAAGAGGAGTATGAGAATATGATAATACCCGAAGCGGGACGGGAACGGCTGCAGGCAGGTATCGACAGAGCCCGGATGGAGAAAAAAAGAGTAGAGCACGCCAGAAGGCGTTCTGCATGGACAGCAGTGGCGGCTGCAGCAGTCGTGATGATCGCACTGCCAAATACCAATATACAGATAGCCCATGCCATGGAAAATATTCCGTTGCTGGGTGGCTTTTTTAGGCTGGTAACAGTGCGGCAGTACAATTACAGTGACGAGAACCATGATGCTGAAGTAGAACTTGCACAGATCAACTATGGAGAAGACGCAGGAGAAGGTGCTTCCGTTGGAGAAGTGGCAGCCACTCCTAAGGGCACAGCAGCCGGAAGTGTGGAAGGTGTCGGACAGGAGGCTGCGGTAGCAAATCTGTCGGAAGACGGTGTGGAAGCGGTCAACCAGGATATGGAGGCTACGGTAGAGGAACTGATCCGTCAGTTCGAGGATACCTTATCCGAGGAAGGATACCATGGTCTGCATGTGTCCCAGGAGGTCGTTACGGACAATGAGAGGTATTACACCGTAAAATTAAGCGTGTTGGAGACGGAAGCCAGCGGCTACGAGAATAATCAGTTTTATACGATTGATAAACAGACGGGAAATGTGGTGACACTGGAAGATCTGTTTGTGGAAGGGAGCGACTATATTTCCGCGATCAGCGAGAACATTAAGACCCAGATGCAGGAGCAGATGGCGGCGGACGAAGGCGTGATCTATTTCCTGGATAATGACGATATGCCGGAATTCAATTTTCAGGGGATCACGGAGCAGACGAACTTCTATTTTAATGAAAAAGACGAACTGGTCATTGCCTTTGACGAATACGAAGTGGCTCCCGGTTCTATGGGAGCACCGGAATTTGTGATTCCGCAGGAAGTGACGGCAGCAATTTTAAAGTAAGCAAAAAATATCTAAATGGGGAAACTCCCGCATATCATGAAACAAAAGGATATGCGGGAGCTTTTTTATGCCATTGATCGTATTGGATGCGGGGCATGGTGGGGGATGGTCGGAAATACGGCTACTATTCTATAACCCCAGCATTTATGCGGGTTACAGGATTTATTCTACCATGAGGTAATAGTGGAATTCAAGGGTATTTGTATCCTTGTAGAACACGATCTTACGCACAATGCCCCGGAGAGCCTCCGCTTTCAGATCATTTGGTGCGTCACTTTCGATGATATCCAGGACAGACTGAACACGGCTTAAGAACCGCTCTTTGTAGTTCTCAGGACCGGAGGCAGCAGTCGTCAGCTCTGAGAGCAGGACTTCCAAATCTGCACGTCGCTTCTCGATCATCTCTTTATTCCGCTTGTAATCTTCCAGAGTATCAATTTCATTCAAATATGCTTCCTTGATGCGTTCCAGCTTACGATCCAAGGAAGCCAGTTCACGCTGATAACGCTGCCTGTCCAGCTCTACAGTCGGCTCATAGGTGCGGACAAGCTCAAAGGATACGTCCGTGACGCTCTCCAGTACCTCATGGAGCGACGATATTACGGCACCGGTAAGTTTCTTAGCCGAGATGTATTGTGAGCCTGTATGAAGCCCTTTCATGTATCCCAGACACTGGAAGCCCTCGCCGGAGATATAAGTACTGCCGTTAGGTGCTTTCCGGGGATAACCTTCTTTGTGGGACAGGGACTTGCCGCAGATAGGGCATTTTACGAGACCGGACAGCCAGTGCTTCGTGTGGGAGACCGGATGCTCATAGCGCTGCATGATCTTCTTGCTGCGCTCCCGGCGCTCTTGGACGATGTCCCAGGTATTCTGATCGATAATCGGGGGATGGTGGCTGTCACTGATGATCCATTCCTCGGGATCCCGCAGGGTACTGGTGGCACTGGATTCCCGCATGTTATAACGTACCTTGCCGATGTAAAATGGATTCTCCAGTATGTAGATCACACCTTCCTGATCAAAACGCTTGCCAGTCTTTGTCTTGTATCCATGGTCATTCAGATCTCTGGTGATGTAATTGATGTCACTGCCGGAGGCGTACATATCAAAGATCTTCCGGACAATGGCAGCCGCCTGCTCTTCGATGACAGGATTTTCATTCGGGGCTTTGGTGTATCCCAGTGGCATCTTACCATTATAGAGACCCTTGCGGGCGCGGGAGAGCATGGAACGGCGGACTTCCCCGGAGAGGTTCACGGAGTAGAATTCATCCTGCCACTCAATGATCATTTCGATGAGGCGGCCATACATGCCATCGATCAGAGGCTCACTGACGGATACCACATCGATTCCGAGCTTTTTCCGGAGCATGGACTTGTAAAAGGTGCTCTCGTCCTGATTACGGGCGAAACGACTGAATTTCCACAGGACTACAACATCGAAGGGCTTGGGTTTTGTCTTCGCTGTTGCAATCATATTCTGGAAGGCATACCGGTTACTGGATTTGCGGCCGGAGCGTCCGTCCTCTTCCACGAAGATATACTCAGATGGCAGCAGGATGTTATGCTGCAGGCAGTACTTTTTGATTTCCTCCAGCTGGGATTCCGGGGAATACTCCAGCTGATCATCAGTACTGACACGGATATAGGCAGCACCGGTACGGATCCGGTCCGTGGACTCCGTAGACTTACGCATCACTTTCTTAGACATTGCACATTCCTCCTAAGTAAATGTACGGAAAAATGGGCATAAAAATGCCCGGACATATGTTTGCATTGCAATCTGTCCGGGAAAATGATAAAATGCACTTGTCTAAGGTGATTTTATACGGGATTTCCCGGTAAGATCGGATCAGCTCCGGTGCTCCAACACTGGGGCTGATTTTATGTATTTGACAAAACTGATCATTTGACATATAATACACTTAACAAGGTAGTCGGAAGGTGAGTGCACTTCACCCGACCCGGCAAAATTTAATACTTAACTATCCAGAGATAGCCGTTCCTAAACTTTGACGAGAGCAGGACGGCTATTTCTTATGCTTTCTGTGGGTCTCTATGTAGGTCAGTATCGCCACCAGCATGATGACGAAAGTAAACAAGTCATTCCATGAAACCATAATAATCATCCTTTCCGTAAGGCTCGGATCAGATGAGAGCACGTCCACCGACTACCCGGTTAAATGTATTATATTGTCAAAGAACAGATATATCAGTTGCACCGGTGCAACTACAGCATGGATACATAAGTTTTCAATTTGCTTCGCATAAGTAAATTATATTTTTCATAATCAAATATAATTTCTGTAAGCATTTCATGTATCATCTGTTTGAAGACATTTATATCCAGAAAACTGGGTGGCTGACCTGGTTGTTTATAGATATTATCAACCAGTACAGGATTGTAATAATCCTTTAACTTAACTATTTCAGTAGCTTCATGTGCTGAAAGTATAACAGCATAAGATAGCGAATCATCGGATGAATAATAAATACCTGGTTGGTATAGCATTACTTCACGGATACAACAGGTGTTTAAATATAGATATTGCAAATAATATTTAATTGCTATATCGTATCGTCCTTCAGAAAAAGTAATGTTGTATAAAGATAGATAATCTTGGCTTAATCCATAGTAATTGAATGAAGCAGTTTTTTTGTATGTTCTTTCACATAGGATAGTATAAGCGGTATCGTTAAAGGTACGTTTTTTGTTTCCACAAAATCTGTTTTTATTATAATCAGACAATGAGATATTATATTTCCAGTGCAGATGCAGGTCAACATAATCGTAATTGTCTTCCATAAAAGCAATACCTTTATCTGAAAGTGTATATAGGCCTGATTGAATAGCGAGTTCATTTAAATCATTTTGATTAAGGGACGAGTATATTCTATTAACAAGTTCGACCTTTTTGCCTTTTTTTGAACAACCAATACTGTCTGCAAGTATTTTTAAATCTGCAACGGTATAAGAAAATAATACGGACTGTGCGGATGCCGGGGCAATATAGCCTTTCTGTAGCAATACCGATTGTAATTTCAATGGATTACTTATATGACACTCTGTTTCATAATAATATGGAAAACTTTCAAATAGAGGACGAGCTTTATCGTATCCCCACAGAATTAAAGCCTTTCCGTAAAGTAAATACTCTTCATTGGATGTTTTTTTGTAAGAAAAATCATTGGAGTATTTTTGTGGATGCTGCCTCCAGAAAGTAAATATTAATTCATATAAGCTAGGAGAATAGGTATCGGCATCAACATCAGGACTTTTTCTCTGTTTATTCCAATTATCCATATTTAGAGCATCTAAAAGCTTTTTTACAAAAGTCATAATAATTCCTTCTTAAATGTGTGCATTCAACTCGATCATATCTGCGGAGAACTTCTTGTCATAATCTCCGTTGACGATATGTGCATACTCATGAAGGTAAGATTTCCGATTCTGCTCAAAGGACAGGGCATCGTTCAGAACGATGGTAAAGCTCATATCGGGATTTGCCACCACATATGCCTTAATGCTGCCTGGCAATGTTGCCAGTACCGAATGGATATCCATGTCAGCCACCTCCTCTGAATATGTACGAGCCACAGTCATCCGTGCTGATTGCTCATCCTGTCGATCATCTCTTTTACAAACTGGATGTCCTCCGGCTTCACCTTCCTAGAAGCATCGAAGAGAACCTTGTATTCAGGATTCTCGAAGAGGAACTGCGCCATGTCACGTGCTTCGGGATTAAGATAATAGCTATCCGGAATAATTTCAGTAGATTCCTTTTTTCCAATAAGGTAATTCATGTCGACATTGAATAAATCAGCAATATCTTCTAAGGTTTCAAAACTGGGCTCACGTTCGCCGTTTTCATACATTCCGATTGTACTTCTTGACAAGTCAAGTTTTTCAGCCATTTGTTGTTGAGTTAATCCGCTTTTTATTCGTAATGATTTAAATACATTTGGAAAATCACCCATGAGATGTCTCCTTTCAACTTTGTAAAATAACAATACCACACAACGTGGAAAAAATAAATAGCAAAATTCCACAAAAAGTGGTTGACACAAAATGTGACGAGTGATATATTCAAAGTGTTCCACAAAACGTGACAAAGGAGGCTATAGGGTGAACGCAAAAGAAATAGGGAAAAGGTTGCTAGACCTACGCGGATCAAAAACGCAAGAACAAGTTGCAAAAGCTGTTGGAATCAGTGTATCAGCATTATCGATGTACGAATGTGGAGATAGAATTCCGAGAGATTACATCAAAATTGCACTGGCAAAGTATTATAACAAGAGCGTACAGGAAATTTTTTTTAACTCTTAAACTCCACAAAAAGTGGCATTTCAATCAGTAAAGGAGGCAGCAGGTATGGATAATAAAAGAGACTGGAGTGCAATAATCATGTCGATTGTTTCACTGATAACAAGTGTAGTAGTGCTTGTGCTGACAGTCATTATACGATTAATGAAATAATCGAAAAAACAAGCGTTAATAAAGAAATTATAACGGATATCACGGACATTGTTTTTGCAAACAAAGAGTCAGTGCGAGCCTGTTTAGCTAATCGATCAGCGCTGGTAGCGTGGAGATCATTCAGATATTTATATCCTTTAAGAGTAAGCCCTTTTGGAAATTCAACATGAGGATCAAAGTTGCCATCACGCCATTTATCAATGTAAACAATAATATCGTTTTCGGCAAACTGATAAGCTAATTCGTCGATTTCTTTCTGGGTATGACCAAGTACAGATATTTCTTTGTATGGCGTACCGTTGATAATCTGTTCCAGAACGGAAATGGAAAAGTCACAGTGTTTTTCGTAGGAACTTTGATTTTTCATAAAAACCTCCATACTTTTGAGACTGATAACTGAACACTATCAATTATAGAAAAAGAGGATAGAGGATGCAAGAGATTTTATAGGGAAGGAGGCAGCAGGAGTGGATAAGGTAGATGAATTAATTGACACACTGGCAGAACACATCAAGAAGAACATTGATGAAGGCAAAGAGAATGAGATTACGGAAAAGACAAAAGCTCTCGCAGAGCTGGTGTCTGCAAGAGCTTCGTTGCTTCACTGATTGTCACTATCATTTTTATCAATAGTATCAATGATTGTTTTGAAAAAAGTAGTTACTTCCTTTGCAGTATCAGCAGAATCTGCATACTGGTTGATTAACCCGTTTTGAATAGCTAATTCAGTAAAGCTTTTGGCAAGTGTGTACTTGGAAGTCTCATTCAAATGCATGTTGAAATCTCCTTTCCATTTTACTCGGCTGCTGCAACAGCCTGTAAGTACAGTATAGGAAAAGGAGAAAGTGGATTCAATATGGTAGGCATTTCGATTTATCGAAAGAATCATTTCGGAGAATCGAAGTGCAGTAGGAAGGAGATGACAGGAATGGAGAAAATCGACAGATTATATGCTCTCTTAGAGCGTAACGACATTGATGAGAACACCAAGGCAGCGCTGCGGTGGGCAATCATTGAGTTGGAGAATGCAACTTAGACAACCATAGCACCATAAGCTGTAGAAAAGCAGTCAGGAGGTACATATGCGGATTGTAAATTTAATCCACATCGGGGACCAGGTATTGTCATTGGATGACATGGATCCCATGAAAAAGGCAGAGATTGCCTTACGGCTGAATGAACAGAGTCTGAAGACTCTGGGATATGCAGTCAAGAAAAAAGAAGAATCAGCGTAACCACAAGTATCCGTGCCCTGTACGTGGTGTATGTACACCACACCTTCCCCTTTTACACAATTAGCGTGTGTGTCCAGTCCTCCCCTGGCTGGGCACCACGTAGAGGGCATGGGGACAAGCATCATATTATAGATCACGCTTTGTGCGTGGTGCATCTTGCTGCATCACCATATGACGGCATACCATCCACTGCTATGATGGTATGTTGCCCTCTTTCTGGTGGTACCCGGGTAGATCAGCACCGGGGCCACGCAGAGAGCGTGATCAGGAAGGATAAGTATGAGAGACATCAGTTATTTTGTCAGCGAAGTTTTACGGTACAAAGATGGCCACGAATACTGGGAGGCATGTAATTTACAACTGGCTACGCAAGTCTATGAAGAAGTAAAGAAGTCAGTCCCAGAGGCTAAATATTATAACTTTGAAGGTTTGCAGATTATTACGACAAATGATAAACAGAGGAAGTCCTTATTGAGCACGATGGAATTGATGGAGGATCTCTGTAATAGCAGACTGACCGCAATACAGAAACTGAGAAAACAGATATATGGAGGGGATACAGATGTATAAAGATATCGTGATATCATTCCTCGGAGCGTGGATTTTGAGGGATGTTTTTGGGACAACAGAAGTAAGAGAGCAGATCGCCATAATCATGGGACTGGCGACAGTGCTTTTTATTTTTTTGCTTTTTTTGGAAAATCAGGCAGAAAAATGGCAGGAAAAGCGCCGGAGGGCACGAATTATGGAGCTGAGGATAGCACGGTTGAGAGGAGGCAGGATGCGTGAAAGACGAGAGAGTGCAGGAGATTATGAAGAGGCTGGAGCAGACACCAACGCAGCCGTTGATGATGCTGGTTGACCATGAGGCACAAGAAGTTTTCCCGTACGTGCTCCAGCGATACCAGGATGCACATCTGGTCATGATGAAAGGCATCAGGTACATCACGATCACCGATGATGCCGTCCGGGTTATACTGGACCGCCTGCAGCGTGAGAGGGCAGATTTTAAACGCACGGTGGAGTACTACGACAGGGAGATCCAGGGTGTGGAGTACCTGCTGACAGGTAAAAAGCGGTACTACTGGTCACCGGATAACTACATAGTAGAGCCTGTCTACGCAGAGCAATAAAAAAGCCGGCATTTGGCGATGCCGGCCAGCTCACAGAGCTACGTATATAGACAAGATTATTGTAACTCTGTGGACTAAAAAAGTCAAGAAAAATGGGGCTTTTTGAAGCCCTGAAGCACTTGATAAAGATATTAAAGTTAGGATACAGAGACATGGTAAATCGCAAAAAAATAAGACTCAGGAACGGGGACATCCTGGACGTGGAAGAGTACCACGATGGGAATTATGGATCTCCGGGAAAGACGAGGCGTAAGAAGGAGAAGCCGACGAAGGAACAGGTACGGCTGATCAATCAACGGAACAAGGCAAAGAGATGCCGCTGGAGATTATTGCAGTACTTTAACGAGGGAGACTTGTTTATCACATGGACCTATGAGGTGAGAAATCGACCGCCGAATATGGAGGGAGCATTGAAGGACTTCCGGGCGGCGATTGGTAAGATCAGGAAGGTATACAGAGGGTTGGTAGTACAGCTCTACTGGATCAGGAATATCGAGCGTGGCACTAAGGGAGCCTGGCACATACACCTTGTGATCAAGCAGACACCGGAGGGAGATGCAGCGGCCATCGTAACCAAGGCATGGACCAAGGGAGGAACCTACGTAGCAGAAATCCGTCACAGCAAGTTTACCGGCGATGACATGGAACAGCTGGCAGACTACCTGACCAAGGACGAGCATACAGCGGAGCCACGGAAAGACGGCACGCCGGGCAAGCCCAGAATTGCGGAGTCCTCCTACAATACCAGCCGTAACATGCCGCTTCCGGAGCCGAAGGAGGACAAGCTCCTTCGCTGGAAGCCGGAAGTCAAACCACCCAAGGGATATTACATAGCCCGGATCCATGAGGGCATCAATCCGGTCACAGGATTTTTGTACCGGAGCTACACGCTGATCAAACTGAAGACACAGGAGCGGAAGAAACCGCCGAACAGGGTAAGGAGGTGTTGATTTTGGGAAATGAATTGAAAGTAGTGGATATCTTTATAGGCACGACTCTCCGGGGATCTGCAAAGGGATCCGGTCGGGCAATGTACATCATGAGGACTAAGCGCAAGAACGGAAGCGACTACGAAGCTGCTCCGCAGATCGCAGAGTATGACGATACCACGGAGAGCGCATCCGTCCTCTACGCTATCCGGGATGCACTGCAGCGTCTCAACTATGCCTGCACGGTGGTGATCCACACCGAGTGTAGCAATGTGGCAGCAACCATACAGCAGCACTGGCCGGAGAAGTGGAGACGGGACGGATGGAAGAGCGCCAGGGGAAACGACGTCAAGAATGCCATCCTGTGGGAAATGCTCCTGCAGGAGGTTGAGGATGGTGGTCACATTCTGCTGGCGGAAAGCGAAAAA